ACGCCCATACCAACCAGATGGCTGCGGCTCCGGAATTGCCCAAGGGGGCTCGGAGCGAACTCCGCAATCATCTTTTGTGCGGGGTACCTGGTCAGTACCTCCTGCACCTGATCGAGAAGCTTCCCGAAATGGAGAAGCAGGAACTTCTGTCCACAATTGCCACTGGTGGCAAGAAGGGGTTTCCTAGGCCGGACGCGGCCTATCTCGATCGTGGCGCGACGAAGGCTTTCGTCGCGCTCACCACACCACAACGTACCGGTGGTGGGGGTCCTCTAGTGCGTGATTGGGCGGACATGGATGAGCTGGAGAGGCACGGGATTCCGTTTGACCTCGATCGAGCCACCGCCGTCCAGGAGCTCCGTAGGACAGTTCAAGAGCTCTTCGCCAATGAGGATTGGGCCGCGTGGGTTGCAAGTCGGGATTTTGTACATTTTCCATCGACTTCCGCGGCTCTGGGTTCCTCTCGAGTAAAGGGAGGTGCACTGCGGCAACTACAAGAGTTGCTGGCGCAGTTGGGCCTTTCAACATATCTTCCATCGGATACTCGCTTGAAATCAGCGGACACTTTCGTGTCGGATTCGCTGTGTTCCTTCCGTGAGTTAGATCCACGTGCGCCCGTTTCCGCTCGTTGGTCGCGAGAGCCTCAGCGTGAGGTTCTCCAGCCCGAGCCAGAGCGTAAGGTTCCTGTCGACGATTCGCCGCCGTCTCAGTTCATGAGCGGTCGTGAATCCGAAGAACGAATGGAACCTCATCAGGTTTCGCACGTAATGGATGTTGAGGATCTGTTTTCACACTTTCGAAAAGCCTACGACTTTCTCCTTGCAGATTACTGGTCCCAACGCCTCGAATCGAAGCGCGGTGGTTTGACCGATATCCGCTGGGATAATGTCGTTGAGATAACGGCTTTGTCCGAGGCCTTGAAGGTCCGGACTATCACGAAAGGTGATGCCCGTCGCACATTTTTGCTTCAGCCGCTCCAACGTTTCATGTGGAGTAAACTGGCTCAGCACCCTGCATTCCGTCTTATCGGTCGACCAATCGATGTCTTCGAGGTCTTTAACCGTATGGGACGCAACCTAAGGGTTGGTGAGGCTTACCTCTCCGGTGACTACTCCGCTGCAACAGACAAATTGGCGCCTTGGGCGTCCGAAGTCGTGGCTCGGGAGATTGCGCGATGCATTGCGCTTCCCGAGTCCCTGACAGAGTTGTTCGTTGATCAGCTTACTCGCCATTCTATCCGTAATCCAGCTACGAACGCTGAGGGGAAATTGCTTTACCCTGATGATGTTCGTCCGCAAGCCTGGGGACAGTTAATGGGCAGTGTAGTCTCATTTCCGGTTTTGTGCATTGTCAATGCCGCCGTCTGCCGATGGACGTTGGAGATCTCCCACGGGCGTAGGTACACCCTAAGTGGAGCTCCTCTGATGGTCAATGGTGACGATTGTCTGCTACGCATTCGCGCGGGAGACTTGTCGGTATGGCAACGAATTGCAGAATTCTTCGGTCTCACTCCTAGTATCGGAAAGTTCTTCCTCAGCCGTTCGCTGCTGCAGATGAACTCCGTTAACTTTGTTAGAGTTGAAG